TCTCGCAGCAACTTGGTGATTCCTATAAAAACCCAAACCTACCACATGTTCGTGTCAGGGATAAGATGCGTGAAAGAAAGCCTGGATCCGAACCACAATCTGGTGATCGTGTGCCTTACATTCTCGTCAAAACGGATAACCCAAAGGCGAAAGCTTATGAAAAAGCTGAAGACCCAGTATTCATGAAAGAGCATGACATTCCTATCGACTATCACCACTACTTCACTAATAAATTCTTGAATCCAATTTGTGATCTACTCGAACCATTAGTTAAGAACCCAAAGACTGAGATATTTGGTGATTTAATTGCTCAACATAAACCACCACCAAAAATAAGAGAACCAGCTTTGAGTGGTATGAAAAAAGAACAACTCATTGAAGAGTGTGAAAAATATAATCTCGATACACTTGGAAAAGTTGCGGAACTTCGCGATCGTATCAAAACTGCACGTTCCACGAATTTGACATATGATAATGTATTTAAGAATTTCGAGTGTTGATGTATTAAGATGGATAAGCTCATTGCATTATTTGAAGTTGAAATAACTAAACGAGTAGCTATTGAATCCAAAATCATTAAAGATGAATATATATCTCTATTGAAAAAAGCAAAAGAAGAATTTAGGGAAGAAGTTATAAATCATAAAAGTGACAATAAAGATGCGACAAAAAAGATTATTGATGAACTGAAAGAAGAACATCAGAAACAAAAATCGATACATCAGAATGAACTTCGAATAATAAAAGAGGAACAGAAACAGTCAATGAAAAATAAGAAGGATGAAATAGTAGAAGAACGCAAACAATACATCGACAAGGCTCGATCGATACATAGTTCATACAGTGATTACTTGCAAGTCATAGCAAGTAATTACGCCATTCCCTATAAATTTCTATTACGTGACGCTCCATTGGAAAATGATAACGTTTGTAGGGGTCTTAAAAAGAATATGTCTCGCTGTAACCTCGGAGCAAAGTATGATGGATATTGTAAGCATCACCACTCACAACTGGTGCGTAGACACACCATTGAATTGATTGATGACACGTCAACAATTCCAACAGTTGAATTAGAAAGTAAAGGGCTTATAGATTTCAATTCTGTATTATAGAAGACATGAGTAAAACAGACATTCTACTAACTTCCGTAAACGACTTCTATTCCGACGACAAGAATAAATCCACATTGCTAAGCATCCTAGATAAATCTGGGGGCATCTCTCTCAGAAATATCGAATGGTTCATCACCAATTATGCTAAGAAGCATCATACTTCCTACACGACCAATAACGGTCGTCTCTTCACTGTACACTGTGCTTATAAATCGAGTCTCGATGGGTACAGTAAAAAATTATTCGATCCATTTGCTCGTTCTTCAAAGTTTACCTACATAATCCCGGGAACATCTCATGAAATTCAAACGACTATTGCTCAGTTAAATTTCATCAAATGGTGTATTAAGAATCGGATCATCGAGTACATCTCTGAAAATAAACATACACTGTTTAGTAAACGAGTGACATGAAACCATTTTCGAATGTAAATGTTTGATATCCGGTATAATAAATATATAAAGTGTATACATCCTCAAGACCTGGTTGTAATTGTATTTCTAAACTTGTTTTATCTGATTTGATTTCACTAAAGTCTAAACTACCCGATGGATTGACATTAATTGGATGAATAGCGAATGAATATGTATAAATATTTCTCACTGGTTTAGATAAACGTTTTTGATATGGTATCATATATTTGTAGTACGAATCTGTAGTACTTGAAATATTTGGTAAATCAACACCCTGAATAAAGAATTTCGCACTCTTCATCACTGGATTAAAAAAGGTGAATGTCTCATCGAAATCGGGTGTCGTTGAAAAGTTGAATCTATTCTGAATATAGTAATAGTCTGTAAAGTTTGCATCAGGTACCCTAAATTCCGTTGTATCAAGTTCGATACTATAAGACTGTGTGAACGTTTCTTGTCTGAGACTTACAAAATTTGATATTTTTTGGGAATTTAGGAGGACAGGTGATCTGTTATCATTTTTTACAATGTCAAAACCTGGTATATTTGTGTATCGTTTTCCAGTAACAGTCCTTGAAGATGGCTCTGTGTAAAATTCAAAAGTGAATTTCTCAATGAATGAATTTGCGGGTACGGTAACGGTTATGATTGGATTATCTGACCCAGGGTCACCTGTCCATGGCACGATATTGTACTCGGTCGAAAATAATACACCAACCTTTTCAGTATTACTCACATCGTTACCAAATGGGGTGGGTGTTCCAACAAAGCCAACACGAGAGAATGTTGTCACACCACCCTGTGTAAGTGTGGTAAAAAATGAAATATTCTTTAAGGTGAACGCCCCATTCCAATCTTGTACATGAATCTTATATGTATCTAATAGTGGAGAGAATGTAGCTATATTCGTATCTTCGAAATCAGTATTACGTAAAAACCAATGAATAGATTTAACTCGGTTATTTGGTACGAGATCTGTGCGTATAGTATCTACACCAACGACTGTCTGTGACGTTGGGTGTTTACTTATCACATCTGTAATCATTGTGTATGGGCGATTCTTTAAATAAATGCGTTCGTTTGGGTCTATAGTAAATTCTTCTGTTACAATCTTAAAATTAGCCAATGTGATAGGTGTTGGTTCTGGTGGCTCTGTTGTGAAAAATTTTTGTGTATGAAATTCAAATTCAAATTCAATCTTTTGTTTGTGGATCGCACATAGTGGAAAGAATGGTCTATTGGGTTCATTTGTTTTGTATTCATCACTCGAATATTTTCGTGAAAAGAAGAACGGTAAAGGTATAATCACTTCCGAATCAAGAGATGCATAGACGCCATTCTTAGTTGTTGCGTCAAACCCCAACATTCTATTTAAACTAGCACGGTTTGCAACCTTTTCTGAAACCTCAATATACAACTCATCGTTAATGACCATCCAATCGTCGTAAATCTTTTCAACTTCAATCCCATCAACACGCATCGTGACGGATTTAATAAGATGACGACCGATCTGATCAGCGTAGTTTTGACCAGTTGATAGTCCGGGTAAGTTGATGAGTAGGTACATATTACTCAGAAGATCACCCATATTACGAGGATTGAATGTTACCTTGATACGTTCGTTGAAGGGCCACGAGGGAGATGTAGGGCTTCTATTAACTATAGTGGTTCTGTGAAACTTTGTAAAATTAGAATGTTTCTTCAAATCATAATTAAAAATGGATTCGTCTATATTGTCGCTATGAATGTATGACTCTTGTTTGCCTATGGCACTGAGTGACACTCCGGCACCACTTGAGGTGGGCATCTTAATAGTGGTCTACATATTTTTAATGTCCATCCTCCACATATCGATATGATCGGTCTTCATCATACTCCCCAAATCCTTCTTCGCCTGTGTAGCTTCTTTCATGAGAGCTTCAACACGTTCCTCTGTATACTCGACCGTCTTGATGTTCAGAAGATAGTCCCACGAACCATCCACCTTGGGGAATGTAATCGATATTTCCTGTTCGAGTTCCTGCTTCTTTCTTCTGAAAACCACCAACTTCCCTTCAATGACCATCGACACAAATTTCGCACGGTACCCAGAAATATCTGTCTTCTTCTGGAGTACGTCAATGAGATGAGTCTTCCTCTTCTTATAATGTTCTATACGGAGTTCCACAAAGTCTTTGAGAATTTCTTCAGGACTGGTGTACTTATGAATACCCTTCGTGGGATGGAAGAGGTGCATATTTGACACACGGAAGGTCTTTCTCAGTTTGAGATCTTTGAGTAAATCCCTCCCTGTATACTCCATGATTTCAAAGTGAACATCGTCGGTTGTGGAGTTATTAACGAATCCTCCAATCAATTTCTTTTCAACTAGACCATCGAGATATTCCTTATAGTCTTGGGTCCATCGACCTGGGGGTAATTCAGTTACCACGATATTAGTTCCTGACCATTTCCATACACCCTCCATCATCCATGTATCCTCCTCCTTGTGTACTACACCCTTGAACCCCCTGAACCAAGGTCGCATATCAACTATTTCTTCACCTTCCAAGATTCGAGTGATGTTTGCCTTAATATCATCGGGATTGAAAGGGGGGACATAGCAACTAAACCCTGTACCAATACCTTCGGTCCCATTCACAAGAACCATCGGTAATGTTGGCATGTAAAAGTCTGGTTCAATGGAGCGACCATCATCATCAAGATAATTCAGAATCGCATCATCTTTGGGATCGAAGATTTTCCGAGCCTCCTTGGTAAGCTTCGTGAAGATGTATCTCGTTTGTGACGCATCCTTCCCACCCATAAGCCTTGTACCGAACTGACCACATGGCTCCAAAAGATTGATATTGTTAGACCCAGTGTAATCATTCGCCAACTTCACAATTGTATCTGCGAGAGACACTTCACCATGATGGTAAGCACTCTTCTCAGCTACAAATGCAGCCAATTGGGCAACCTTCATTTCATCTTTGAGATTCTTCTTGAAGCATGCAAACATAACCTTACGTTGTGACGGTTTGAGACCATCCGCCATATGTGCGATGGAACGCTTTAGATCTGCAAGACTGAAATTGACCAAATCCTTATGTACAAAGTCGGTGATGTCCAATTGTTTCACACTCCCATAGGGTACTTCAAGTTGATTAGCATCCTTTGCTGTATTCTCGAGAAGCCATACTTTTCGATCATCTGCCTTTTTCTTGTCAAAAGCAAGAACGATTGAGGCATCTGTCATTTTATCCATCTCAAACCTGACAGTCAAATCTTGTATCTTCTTGAAGTATTCCCTCGCCTCTGCTGATGTAGAAGTACCCAAACCCTTATAGTACTTGACCCGCCACCCATCTTTCCCATTACCATACCATGTCCTAAACGCAGAGTCTGTATAGAAAGACTTACTCTGTGAACCCTTCGAAGCCTTAATGATTGGTGTCACCATACTCACCACAAAGTTCAATTTCAAAAGACTCGGCCAGAAATAATGAATCATGTTCAGGATCAGACCCTTGATATGACTTCCATCATTGTCTGCATCTGTCATGATCATTAAGCGTCCATATCGAAGATCGGAGACAGTCTTATATTCTTTACCTTGTTGAAGACCTAAAATCTTCTTGAGATCATTAAACTCTTGATTCGAAGTGAGTTGTGCCACAGATACATCTCTCACGTTCTTACATTTACCCCTGAGTGGGAAGACACCATAGTGATCGCGACCAACAACGGAGAGACCGGCGACGGCCAACGTCTTTGCTGAGTCACCCTCTGTGACAATTAGGGTACAATCTTTTGATTGTGCCGTACCAGCCTTGTTAGCATCATCCAATTTGGGAATACCGGTAATCTTGGATTTGCGGGCACCATCTGACTTCTGGAGTTCCTTCATCTCCTTAAATCTTGAGAGTGCCAAGAGTTCTTCAGCGATTCCAGTCTTGAGAACATTCTTGATAAAACTTTTCGGTGCTTCAAACTTACTCCCGAAACTTTGAGACTTTGATGTACACTCAGACTTCACCTGACTGGAGAAGGTTGGATTTTCGAGTGTCGCCTTGACAAAGATATTGAACGCATTCTTCACCTGTTGAGGTTTGAGTTTAATTTTCTTTGCCATTTCATCGATGATACCATTTGCGATAAAGTTTGCGACATGATCGACATGGGTTCCACCTTTATTGGTACAGAGGCCATTGACGAATGAAACTTGTTCCATCCCATTCTCTGCGGGTCCAATACATACCGACCATCTATCGGTATTCACTGAGCATACATCTTCAACACCTTCATGCATCTTGGCATAGGTTTCAAATGATTGTTTGGTGAGAACTTCATTATTGAAATTGACTTTACAGTTCTGCGTGGTACAGATGTTCGCATCCCAAACTCTCTTTTGGAAGATGCTATAGATGGCTTCATCCATCTTGGACATACCGAAACGCTTCCATTCAGGTGTGAAGGTGATGGCGACAGATGACGTAGAACCCGAGTATTTTTTCATTTTTGGTGAATTACATACAGTCATATTCTTTGACCACGACTGTGTATAATTTTGCTTCATCTCATGATCTTTGATGACCACTGAGAAATCACTGGAGTAAATATTTGCCAATTTGGCACCGTATCCGTTGCGACCACCTACGATACGCTTTTGGTTATCGTCATAATTGGTACTTGTGAGGAGGTGTCCAAATACAAGTTCAGGGTTCCATAGACCCTCGGTCTCATGCATGCGAACACTGATACCACCAAGAGGACCATTGTTCTCGATTGTAACAGATCCAGATTCCTTATTGATGGAAACGGAGATGGAACTGACATGTTTGGGATGGAGAGAGTTGCGATCGATGGCATTGACCAGGATCTCATCAAAGATTTTCAAGAGGGCTGGGGAGTACTTGATGTTCTTCTTGGAGAACTTATCACCGTCGAGGATCCAATAGGGTTCTGTACCCAACTCGACAGGACCTACATAAGAATCAGGTCTCTTGAGAACGTGTTCGATGTGGGTGAGCTTTTGCACACTTTCTTCCATTTTCTAATGATTATATTACAACTCAAATCTCTAACTTAGGTTTATTTCATCTAAAAGTGTCAACTTGTCATAGCATTTTTTCAATTTTTTCACGGTACCCTTAAATTCGTCCAACGAATTCATTTTTCTACCACTGTTCCACTGCCAACGGTCTGTATGTTTAGGTTTTGGTATGTTTTCAGCAATGAAATTCAAATACCCCAGGAATTTATTACATCGCTTTCTAAATTCATCGATATAATCCTTTTGGTGTTGTGTAATTGTTTTGGGATATTTTCCAATACGACGAGGGGTATCAGGTTTTATGATAGTACCAATACAATAAAACACTTGTGTACACGACACGTTACCTGTTACCCGTAAATACTTCTTTAGATGTTCGTTGAATTCAGAATCTTCGGAATAGTCATAACTTTGTTGTAATAAACTATCTAGATTTGCCTGAACACCTAAAAGTGAGGGAAACACTTTTGAGTATTTTGAAGACGATCCAAAATTTGCATATATAATATATTGACAATAGTCACCCCATTTTCTCATATTACACGTTTCACGTCCAAGTTTAAACCAAAACTTATAATCTCCTTTAATCATCAAGTGTCTACATTGTGGGCACGTAGGACCTACCGCTTCACACTTTTCAATCCACTTTGAAATACACTCCTTGTGATATATATGTCCACACTGCAGTGACACGATTGGTTGTTTAGAACATTCATAGCATATACATTCATCAAAGTTTTCATCTATTCCTCCATCTTTCAAAATGATTTCAGTAGAAGGTAAAAGGTATGTACCGATTTCACACACAGGAATATTCATTATAAATGATATACTTTATCACATTCTTTTCTTAACTTAGGTTATGCTTCCCCCGCGATAGTTGACAGGTATAAGTCAACTTCACCAGAAAATTCCGGGCATTTTTCAACGGTTTTTTTAGTCACCATATCTTGAATATTAACGATATGTTCTTTGAATTTGATAACATCCACACCTGTGGAGTTATGTATTTGTGAATCACTCGCAATATCCTTGGCTGCGTAAAGGTATGCGGCCGCATAGTTCGCATGAAGTGTTGCGATGAGTGGTGACGCATCCTGCTGAGCAGCAGTCGCATATCGTGCTGATTGTCTTATAAGTTTTTCCAATGATGCACCTGCTACGACACGCCTATTCTTGGCTAGAGTATATAATAAGAAGACAACAATTGCCAGATATAAATAAAACATATCCTTGTAATATCAAAGGAAAAAAAATACCTAAGTACTCACTCTATTATTACATTTCCAAGTCAATATATGATGGAAATTATTCACGATGAAATGTGGAATAGGTGTCTTGGTGATGCGACCAAGATGCATCGCCTTATAGAACCTGATGATAGATGTCGACACTTGGCAAACGCGACATGGATCATGAAAAGGCGATATGAACAACACGCTAAAAAGAAGAGTAATCGTACGATTAAGTTGATCGATACGGTTCCCGAAGAACC